GAGGTCCGCCGGAAGAGCCCGCCGTCGCGCGGCGCGGGGCGCTGCTGATACTGGCCGGCCCAGGCATAGGCGCCCTTCCCCCGTTTGAGCGTCTCGACCTCGGCGGCCGGGAAGCGTTCGGGGAATAGAAGCTCGCCCTCGACCGTCCGGGGGTCCTCGAAGAACAGCGCCCCGTTGACGTAGGTGCGGCAGGGGCTGGCGGTTTCCTTGCCGTCCGCTCCGATCCGGGCCGCCTCGTATTCCATCGGCAGGTTGAGGTGGACGAACCCGATCTCCAGGCCCATCGCCACGGCCGCCACGTCCTTCGCGTGAAGGCGCTGCATGATGATGACGATGGCGCTGGTCTGGACGTCGTTGAGGCGGTCGGTGATCCCCTCGCGGAATATCCGGGTCGCCGTCTCGCGCTCGACCTCCGACTCCGCCGTCTCGGTAGAGTGCGGGTCGTCGATCTTGACCCTATCGGCCCGGCCCCCGGTCATGGAGCTGAACGGGCGGGCCTCCGAGAAGCCGTTGGCCGTGTTCTCGAATTTGCCCTTGGCGTTCTGGTCGCCGCGGAGGGCCAGCGGCCAGAGGGCTTGAAACTTCTCGCTCTCGACCAGACGCCGGAGCTTGAGGTTATCGCGAAGCACGTTCGCTTGGCTGTAGCTGGTCGCCAGGACTTGCAGATGGGCCGCGCCTTGCGGTCCCCACTCCCAAGCGGTCCAGAAGACCAGCAGGAGAGACTTCATCATCCCCGGGGGGACGGTGATCAGGAGCCGCTTGATTTCCCCGCGCGAAACCGCCTCGAGGTGGGCGCACATAGCCCGAAGCGCCCAGCCCCCGACGAACGGACGGGCGGGCTCCAGGGTGTGCCAGAACTCGGCGATGAACCCATAGAGCGGCCGGCAACCGGCGACGATCTCCGACCGCTGCGTCTCAACCCGGTGGCGATCCGCCCGGGCCTGCTTCTCCCGCAGGGCGGCGAGGAGCCGCTCCCGATCAGCCCTCGAAAGCGGGCGCGTCATCCGCATCCCCGCTCAAGGTGGCGATCTCCGCCGCGAGCTCCTCGTCCGAGAGGTGCGAGAACGTATGCGCCACCCTTTGAACCGGGGCCGTTTTCGGAGCCATCCGAGCCGCGGCCCACTTCAAGGCGTCGAGGTAAACCCGCGCGCCGGCCGGGTCGATCTTGTGCCCGTTGACCGCCTGGCCGAGCGCCGCAGCCTTGGTGACGGTCAGCCCGTCCTCTTGGAGCGTCTCGGCCCGTTCCTCGCGCGCGTCCGCGTAGTGTTGGCGCCGGCCCTCGTCGGCCTTGATCCAGGTGTGGGTCGAAGCGGGGTCAACACCGACCTCACGACAGGCGGCGCGCAGTGATTTGCCGGACGCGACAATCGCCATCAGGGCGGGCAGATCGTCCGGTTCGGGGCGCCGGTGGCCCTTGGCCGGTTCAGGCGGCAAGAGCGCGGCGCTCATCGGCAACCTCCCGGAAGGATTGGCCGGTGGCTTCCAGCGTGGCGACCCGGCCCGCGAAGTCCTCCCAGCGCTTTACCGCGACGTCGACATAAGCGGGGCTGAGTTCGATGGCGAAGCAGCGGCGGCCAGTCATCTCCGCCGCGATGATCGTGGTCCCCGAACCGCTGAACGGCTCATAGACCGCGTCCCCCGGCTTGGAGTTGTTCTCTATCGGGCGCTTCATGCACTCGATAGGCTTCTGGGTGCTGTGCCCGGTCTCGGATTTTCGAGGCTTGTCGATGTTCCAGACGGTTGTCTGGGTCCGATCTCCCTGCCATTGGCCGGTCTTACCCGAGCGGACGGCATACCAGCAGGGCTCGTGCTTCCAGTGATAGTCGCCGCGCCCGATCAGCATCTGGTTTTTGGCCCAGATGATGTTGGCGCGCAGATCAAAACCGCAGTCGACAAGGCTCTCAGCCACCACAACCGTGTGCAGGCTACCGTGCCAGACATAGGCCACATTGCCCGGGAACAGAGCCCAAGCCCCCCCCCAATCGTCTTGCGTGTCGTTAAGCACTTCGCCGGTCGCCCGCGCACCCACCAGGGACCCGTCTTTCCGGCGGACGCGGTTTCGCCACTTCGGATCATACGCCACCCCATAGGGCGGATCGGTCACCATCAGGTGCGGCTTTGCCCCGGCAAGCAGCGCCGCGACAGTCTCCGCGTCGGTGCTGTCGCCGCAGATGATCCGGTGCTTGTCCATCATCCAGACGTCGCCGGGGCGGGTGACGGGGATGGCTGGGGGCTCGGGAACCTCGTCGGGGTCGGCGTGGCTGGTGGAAGGCGGGTTGAGCAGGGCCTCCAGTTCGTCGGTGTCGAAACCGATGAGGTCCAAGCCGTAGCCGCCGCGCGCCAGTTCCTCGATCTCGGCCCGGAGGGCGTCGTCATCCCAGCCGGCGTTGAGGGCCAGCTTGTTGTCGGCGATCACATAGGCCCGGCGCTGGGCTTCGGAGAGGTGGTCAAGGACCAGGACCGGGACGGTCTCGAGCCCGAGGGATTGAGCGGCGAGAACCCGGCCGTGCCCGGCGATGATCCCGCCCTCGGCATCGACCAGGACCGGGTTGGTGAAGCCGAACTCCGTGATCGAGGCGGCGATCTGCGCGACCTGGGCCTCGGAGTGCGTCCGAGAGTTTCGGGCGTAGGGCGTCAGGTCTGCAATCGGTCGCTGATCAAGGTCTTTCGGGGTCATGCGTCCTCAAGTCTTCGCCCCGACCGCGCCGGTTGGATCGCTGCTCTGTCGGGCTTTGATGGTCGATCACCGCGGGGTCGGGGCGAAGCGGTTAGTTCTGCGCGGCGAGGCCGAGAACGTCGTCTGCCGTCATTCCTGGCCGGACGTTGACCCGGGCGCAGGCCCCGCAAACCCTCCCGCTCTCGGGGCAGGTTTTCCAGTTTCCGCGACAGATCACCAAGGTTCCGCCGATCATATCGGCCAGTGCGTCTTCGATGGCGGCGCGCTTTGTCGGGAAAGCGTCGGTGTCGATATTCTCAACCACGCCCGCGCCCTCTCGGTAGTGTCCCGGCTGTGACCGCCTTGTCGGGCTATATGAAACGGCTCTCGCCGCCCCGCGCCCCCGGTGCGCTTCCCGCGCTAAGGCCGGTCGGAATCAGCCCTCGGCCGGGGCAGGTCGCTGTGAGAAAAGGCGCGGGCCAGTAAGGGGTGAGCGCCCGTCCCCGGTTCGGCCTTGCGGCTAGGGGGCGATCTGCGCTCGTGCCGGGGCCTGTATCGCCCGGCGGATGCAAAAACGGCCCCGGCCGGTGAAGGCTGGGGCCGATCTGGTCGCGTCTTGCGCGTATGGGCTTCTGCACACGTTACCGCTCCGCTGTCAATCCGTAGGGGGTCGGGGCGCACCGGACGCTAGTTCTTGCGCCCACGCCGCCGGGGACAGCTTGAGGGCCATTAGGACCGCCCTCGCCGCAGGACCGGACGGCCCGACTGTGGCGTAGTTCTGCGCGGTCTTCGGGCTGACCATGAGCCATCGGCCCGCCGCTTGTTGCGAAAGGCCGAGGGTTGCGAGGGCGGCGCGGTATTCTTGCGCGGTCATGATGTGGCGTATTCCCTTTCCCAGAACTTCCGTTCGTTGTTCCAGCGTTTGACGAAGCCCCTTGCGGCGCAAACAGCACCCTTCTGGTCTTCGTATCGCCGCGTTCCGTTGCGCGGATGAACGACGTAAAACCGCACCCGAGGATGGGGCGGCACCTCAAACTCGAAGGCCGTGACGCCGGTTTCAGCGTGGATAAAAACGATCCGGTCGGCCATTACGCTGCCTCCACTTCGGCCATGCCTTGACGCATGGACTTGACGAAATAGTCCACCAGAGGCGGATTGACGAGCAGTTCGGCCCGCATCGCGGTCTCGCTCATGCCCACCTTGCGGGCAAACACGGACAGGGTGACCTGGCCGGGGACGGTTTCGAGAAGAGCAAGAAGATAAGCCATTTTGTGGCCCCCATCGGCTAGTGCTTGATTGCCCTGCGCCGATGAAGTGACCCTAAGCACATTTTACGCAGGTCGCAATAGGCGGTTGCGTATTATTTACGCAGCGGACAAGCGGGAGGACAACCTGTCCGCCACTGTCCCCCCGTTTTGTCCCGGCGTCCCGCTATTCCAGCCCATAGGCGACGGCCGCGCAATCCAGCGCGAGGACCAGGGCCGCCGAAATGCTGGCCTGCACCGAGCCGCTGTTGGTCAACGAGCGGAGGTTAGAGCCCTTCCCGGCGATCTCGCGCAAGGCCCACACCGCCCGGCCGGTGCGCTCGACGGCGGTTCGGCCGTTCGCGCCCTTGAAGGTCCGGTCCTCGTCCTGGATCAGCTTCTCCAAGTCCCGGACGAACAGCTCCCGCTCCGTCCGCTTGGCCGCCCAGCCTTCGCCGCCCCG